CCACCACCACCTCCAACAGTCCCAAGAACACCACTCGAGTTAATAAATAATGGAACACTGCTTGATGAAGTTACACCAAATACGCCAGTAGCAGTAATCCCACCACTTCCAGAGTTCAATGTTAAACTTGATGTAGTATTAGTACTTCCTACAGCAACTGTTTTTGCACCAGTACCCGTTCCCACATTTACTGTACTTGTTGTAGCATCAGTAGCTAGCGATACTGTACCGCCATTAGCAGTAATACCCACGAATGTCATAGTTATAGTGTTAGCTGATCCGCCAAATGAAGCGCCCGTCGTGCCACCGGTCAATGTAATTGCAGGTCCCGTCTGTGCACCGCCGGTGTTACCAGTAATTGAAGTTATTGCAGAAGTGAGAGCAGTTGTAGCTATTGTGAGAGTATTAGCTGTTCCTATTACCGTTATACCAGTACCTGCAGTAATATTTACATTGCCTGCTAATGGCGATATTGCACCACCACTCGTTGATCCGGTTAAAGTTTGAATAGCTCCAGTCCCTACTAATGATGCGGTAAGCGTATTTCCGCTTCCAACTATAGTTATACCAGTAGCATCACCAACTACATTTATATTACCTGATGATGGTGATATGGCGCCACCGGTATTTCCAGTCAGACTGTCTACTTCGCCAACAACACCAGTTTTAAAGGTGGGCAATGCACCAGCTCCATTTGAAGTTAATACTTGTCCTAATGTTCCTACACTGGCAATAGATTGAATAGGGTTTGTACTGGCAGTTCCACCACAAAGAACTGCATATGATGTATTAGATTGAACACCGGTACCACCTTCAGAAATAGGCTGGGGAGATATTCTTTTAAAACTCATGATTAAGAGCCTTTTCTTTTAAATATTTTAATCGGCCTTCACTCATTGTATGATATGTATTAAAAGACTTCGTATGTACTGGCATTACCAATTATTGAAATAGATTCATACGCAGTATTCATTACAAAAGTAGTAGCACCATCTATATCAACTGCACCACCTACTGTTGTTACGGTAATATTATGAGTAGCAGCTGATCCTGTTCTATCTTTTATATCCAATGTTCTACTCAGTGTTGCTGCATTAGGTAACTGAATTGTTATAGCACCACCAGAACAATCAACACTAAGATAATCATCAGTACTTAATACAATGTATGGAGAACTATTAACATTTGTATAGGTGATGAAATTAACACCATTTTGGAATGTAGGTAATGCACCAGCACCATTTGAAGTTAAAATTTGTCCAGCCGTTCCTACACTGGCAATAGATTGAATAGGGTTTGTACTGGCAGTTCCACCACAAAGAACTGCATATGATGTATTAGATTGAACACCACTACCACCTTCAATAACGGGGAGTGGGGAGATTATTTTATACGCCATAGTTAATTTCCTTAATAAAAAATGTATTAATATATTTCAAATGTATTAGTAAATTTCATAACTGGTCCCATTTCCTATCAAAGAAACAGATTGATATGCAGAATCCATTACAAAAAAAGTAACGCCATCGATAGTATCTATTCCACTCACCGTTGTAATACTAATATTATTTGCTGCAGCGTTTCCTGTTCTATCTTTTACTATATATGGTTCACCTGTGAAAGCTGCATCAGGAAATAGAAGTGTAATGGGACCACCACTAGAATCAACGCTCAGATACACATCATCCTCTAATACAAAATAGGGAGACATATTAACATCTACATAGGTAAAAAATATACCAGTACTCGAGACAGTCACAGTATTTGAAGTACCACTTGTAGTTATACCTTTGCCACCAATTATATTAAGTACACCAAGTACTGGGGTTGCAGCACCAGAATCTGTTTCAAATGATTCAGCAATAACACCACTAATAACTGAGGCAGTGAGAATATGTGTGGAGGGATTACCAGTAATTGTTATAGTTACTCCATCACCTTCAATACCAATATTTCCCGCTAATGGACTTATTGCTCCACCACTATTGCCGGTTAATGTGCTTACTTCACCACTACCAATAGCGGAGATAGTTAATGTATTAGTTGATGGATTACCGCTCACTTGTACTGTTGTCCCATCACCAATTATATTTATATTATCAGCACCATTGGGACCAACAACACCACCGGTATTTCCTGTGAGAGTTTCAACCACCATTCCTGGTGGTAATGTAGATATGGTAAAGGTTCCTGATTGTGACACAATTATCTCCTTATTATACCGATGAGGCATATACTACTGTTACATAAACACTTCCCATAACAGGTAACGTAGCTACTGCTCTCACATAGATTCTATCGCCCTGTGGTTGCTCAAGAAGACCTCCCATAGATGACTTATTTGATGCATAGTCATACAGGAAGAATCCATTAGCCGCTACTATATCATGATCATCAATAGCATTAAGTGATATAAAAATAGGTTGATTGGTAAGATTGGTAACTTTAAGTATTCGTATCGGATTAGCAAATGGTAATCCCACACCATTGTATTGAGAAGTTATTGATGAATAAATGATACTTCTTAAAGGTTCATATCTAATTCGTACTGCATTTGCGAAATTACTCATAATATATTCCTATACGTAATAACCGGATAGATAAACATTACCTGTTCCAGCCGTACCTTTAATATAGACGATCGTATATTTAGGGAACAAAGCTACTTGTGCATGAGGTTGTGAATTTGTTTGCGATGGCAATTCAAATGCAGTTCCTGCTGGCACATATTCATGATCATTAACACCATTATAACTGATAGTTACTGGCATTGTGCTATTGTTAACAATACGAATAAAAAACGGGGCGTGTGTAAACCCCGTCCCGTTAAGTGGTGCATAAAAAGTAGTAATAGCCGATGACAATATACTACTCAGTGCAAATGGTTTGACTGAATTTTGAGCCATTTTAATCCCCTTGTACAACCACTTCTGGTTCAACTGCTGCGTCTGGTTCAACGACTGGTTTTGCTGCCTGAATTGATTGTTGAGAAAGTTCATTTAACTTCTGCAATACTTCAAAAGCAGCATCAATTGCATTGCCCCAACTTGCACCATCTGGCATATGAAAAGCAAAAGCGAAATCGTTTTTTATAGATTCGAGGATATGATTTTTTTTGAATTCCATGAGATCTCCTTTTAAAGAATTTATATTATATTTTAAGCATAGCTCTCCAGTCTTTATAAGACCAGAAAGCTATGCAAGTGTAGGGAGGGAATGAAGCCTAAATTATGTGGCAGTTGTTATAGAAGTCCAAGCCGTACCACCACTTGTATTAATATATGCACGAGTAGTCGAACTTGATCCATCTGTTCGCAAGTAAAGTGATCCTATAGCTCCAGTTACAATACCAGCAGGACTACCACCTCCTGAAAGAACAAGAACCCCACCAGGAAGACTTAAGCCAGTCTGTACACTCGTAATATCGGTTATACTTATTCCAGCATTAGCAACGACTGGTGTTCCTACTGGTGTATTAAGTGCTAATGTACAACCCGCTGTAGTTGAACCAACTGCCGTAGCATGAACTGTTGCATTCGTTCCTAGGTTTAATGCACCGGTACCAACATTAACAACAACTGAAGTCGCACCTGTACTATTACCCACAGTCACAGTACGTGCCGCAGCACCCGTTCCAACATTTATTGCTTGAGCATTAGCCCCACCACCAATACTAATTGCACCAGTAGTTGCATCAATAGTAGTTGCTCCCACAGAACTGATCGTAAGTGTTCCATCAGAAACCGCTTCCATGTTACCAGTTCCTGCAAGAAGACTCAAAGATGCAGCGCCAGTATTTGTACCGAGCGTCAACACGTTGGCCACGGCACCCGTACCAATATTAACAGTTTTAATACCCGTTCCACCAGTAGCGATATTGACTGTCTGTGCCCCAGTTCCCGGAGCTAATGATACTGTACCGGTCTGAGCCCCTGTACCACCAATACTTACAGTACCTGTTGTCATAGCCGTACCGATTGCAACTGAACCAGCTGTCTGAGCATTACCAATCGTAATGACATTGGCTCCTGTACCACCAATAGCAATTGTCTTGACTACTGCAGTTCCTGTACCAATATCGATCGTTGTAGCATGAGCATCTGCACTTATTGCCACAAGTCCCGTCTCTGTTGCAACAGTAAATTCACCATTTGTAGATGAAAAAACAAATCCATTAGTCCCTGCAACAAATGTCATACCACCAGCAGCATTAGATGCATCGAGGTTAATAGCATTACCATCATCTAAACCACCACTTAATGATATTCCACCAACAGTTGAAAGAAGTTCTATAGCAGCCGGATCGGTACCTTGTATTGCATTAATAATAATACGTTCGGTCGTACCACCATTTGCAGTAAGACTAATAGCAGGATCAGTATTAGAAGTTGTTGTTAAACTGATAGCATCCGCAGATGTTAAATCAAAATCACCATTAACTGTTACATCACCAGTAACCGTAAGATTATTATCAATAACTGTTACGCCACTAATACCCACTGTTCCACCAAAGCTAGCATCACCGCTCGCATAAAATGTTCCATTGACACTCATATCTGCGGTGAGGGTAGAACCGAGCGCGGCTGAACTACCAGCGGCCATGGTAAGATTACCAGCAGTAACAATAACATTACCGGCAGTCACTGTTAGATTTCCAGGATTAACGGTAAGCGCTGTTAATGTTTCTGCACCACCTGTAGTTGCTGTCCACACATTAGCTGCTGCACCAACAGAACATAAAATAAAAAATGATTGGGATGTAGTGTTGACCCAAACAGTTCCAAGTTCAGCAGTATCATATACAGTAGGATCAGTTGGTTTGACAATGGGCTCTTGTTGTAGTCCAGCTTGTGGATTAGGGTAACCATAGAGTGTATTGCGACGATTTACTTGCGTAGACATTATGTCTCTCCTTAAAGCTTTAAATTATCTTACCTATAGTAAATTATATTTTCTGGTGATACACAATAAACTTGACCAATGTTCGCTAACATGTTAGTGTATAAATAGAAGGGTAAAGAAAATGACAGTTAAAAAACGTAAGCAAATGGCTTTTGACATAAATCCAGAGATACATCAAAAAGTTAAGGTATTAGCTTTAACAAGAAATATATCGATTAACCTCTGGGTTCAAAGAGCCATAATTCGAGAGATAGATAGACAATTAAGAAGTGAACACCAAGAAAATATGAAAATAATATAACTGAGGGAATGACGATGATTAGTTTACATGACTTTATTACAAGCACTATCACTCAAATACAGTTGGGAGTTGATAAGTCAAATAAAAACTTTAAAGAGTTTTATATTGGAGATATATCACTGGATGTGTATATAGATGAAAATGGCCATGTTGGTGGTAAGAATAAAATAACTTTAGATTTAGGTATAAATCGTCCATTGGAGAAATTAAATGATGTTTACAGATAATAGGGAATGTGTATTTTGTGGGCAATATGAAAACCCCACTAATGATGAAGAGTCACGGTTAGACAATCCAGATAATCCAGAAAATTTTTATACAGTTGATGGTGGGGATGAAATGGATATAGTGCATTATGAATGTTTTGATAATTGGTAAAGGAATAAAATGTGTTGCTCTATATTTAACTTCATAATCGTCGCTCTAGTATATATATATTTCTTTGGCGACGATTATGATAGTGATTAATTTCTTAATTGATATTTACCTTTTGTAGATTGTTCATCGGGATTATTTTTCTCAAATTCATTAGCTGATTTGTTTAATTTTGATAAATATTTTGCAGCAGTTTTAACATCATTCTTCAGAGATGCTTCTATAAATCCTTTATAATATCTTTGTGCAACAGGACTTTTGATTAATAACTGAAATGTTTTTGCTGACTCATGTATACCCAATGCACCACTACCTATGGCAGCAATTTGAGGATATGATAAATGTGATGCACCATGATATCCTCCTACAAATAGTAAATGCTGGACCAATCGATTATTAGTTAATTGTTTAAGTTTTGGATGTTCTGCTATAAAATTTTGAACATAATTAGTACTTTTAAGAGCACCTGTTAATTCTTCACCTATTTTATATGGATTATAAAATTTAGGATTAGTTTCTCCATATCGTTCTATACCTTTATTAATCGTTCCAACTGCTTGTTTAACATAATCTCGACTATTTTTAGATAAACTTTTATCCGATAGATATTGATTCCAGTCCTGTTTCAAATTAATCGCATCAACAATGTTACCTTTACCCGCTTCAGTTCCTATATTATTAATAGAATCAAGACGTTCCAATATGAACTTTTTATCAGGATTATCACCCTTTTTAATTCGTTCAGCAATCTTCTCTAATTTTTGTATTGTTGGGCTAAGATCGAATTTAGTATTTTCAGGTATCTCTGCGAATGCATCTTTGTATGATTGCTTTTGTAGTTTAGTTAATTCTCTTCTTCCACCAGCAGTTCCAGCAAGTGCTATAGATCCTATCTTAGCACCTACCCCAAGGAATGGAGAACCGGTTACTTTCTCAGTTGCCCATTGTGCTGCATTACCAATTACTGACTTACCTAATGCCCCACCGATTTGCTTCAAAAAAGGAACTTTCGCTTTACCCGGAACAAATAATGCTGCTGCATCACTAATTATCTGATCATATGATTCTTCGCCACTACTTTTTGGTTCAAGATATTCACCAGTTAATCTTTTAGTGCCATGTTGACGAATTTCTTCAGATGTAGGTAATCCTGCTTGAGCAGATTTAATAGCCTCTTGAGGAATAAAGTTTTCTTTCCCAGTAAGTTTACCAATACCATAATTAGCAACTTGACCAATTCCTTGCACTATATCTGCTGGTAATCCTGCAACTGTTTCAAATCCACGTGCTAATGTTCTTGCTCCAGTTCGTATTCCATATAATAAGTTAGATTCATTTATAGATGCCGGATTATTAGTTCTTAATCGGTATGACATATTATTTCCTATTGTCTTTTCTTACCCATTCTTTCCCATTACTTTGAAGAATTTCACCATTTTCTCCATCAATTATTTCACCTTTAAAGTATTTAGCGGGAGGTAATTTATCAAAAGAATTCTTATTGCCCTTGTTATCAATTATACTTTGAGCATATTCTGTTGCCTCGTCATCAATCTTTTTTATAAATGGAGCTGCTAATTCTTCAATGATATCATCAGTTTCATCGTTCAATCCATACTTTTTAATAACTTCTTTTCTTATATCATCTTTAATTACATCAGCTTCTTCTACAGCCATATTTGAAATAGCAATAATTTGTATACCTTCGGGAGTATTTTTAAGAGTTGGTAATGATCGTTGAAATGTTTGTTCTAAAAAGTTAGTCAGTCGTGCATTTTTACCAAATTTACCCTCTATATTTTGTCCTAATCGAGCTACTACTTTTTCAGCTAACTCAGTAGTAATATTTCTACCAAATTCTTCTAGTCCAAGTTTTTTTAGTAATTGATACACATTTCCAGAGCGTAATTCACCACTGCGTGCATCTTTTAATAATTGTTGATAATCACGAATGCTCGCTTGTGCTTTCTTTGAACGTTCACGATATGGTGCACTAAATTCCCTTATATCTTTATTCTCTTGAGATGTAAGTCGTCTTTTCTGTATATCTAACTTTTCATTCTCTCGTCTTTCATGAGGTGTTTCAAATAAATTTTGCCCTTTAATTTCTTTTTTTGGAATTAGTTGGTGATTTAATTGCGGACCAACAGTTTCTTTTTCTGCCTGTTGTTGCGGTGGTTGTAATAATGACTTTAACCCATTATCACTTTGTTGTTGCTGCATTTGGCCTAATGGACTTGAAAACTGGCTAGCAGCCTGTAATAATTGTTGATAAGGATCTTGTTGTTGTGTCTTTTGTCCAAAGTTATTAGGTGATTGTTGTGGTTGTACATATTGTTGTAATAGTTCCCCTAGTCCATTCTGTTCTTCATCAGGTTCATTTTGCTCTAGTAATTTATTAAGATTAAGATTTTTTAGTATTGCTTCACGTTCCCTAGGATTAAGGTTCGTTAAAAAATCGGCAATCTTTTCTGGTAATACCGATCTGAGTGATTTCGAATATCGATCACGTTCATGTTTCTCTGTAATCTGATTTAATTTATTTTGTGCTAACTCTTGTAACCCAGTTGAAAATGCTTCACCAATTTGATTTGGTAGTATTTGTACTGCCATAATACTTCCTTACTTTTTATTATATGCTTCTAAAAATTTTGGAGCAGCTTTAAGAGCACCAGAAAATAAACTAGATCCTGTACCGGGTTGATAATAATTCTCAAATGAAGGTTTCAATCCTAGTCCAAGTGATTGTAGAGCAGTCTGTTTATTTTGCATACCGTAGTGAGATTTAAGTGCAGCAAGATTTGTATCTAATCCTGCTCCAGCTTGTCCTAATTGAGAAACAAAAGCAGGAGAGCCTAATGAATTGTTACCCAGACTAGTAAATCGTTCCGCAAGTCCTGGAACAGTATTCTGATTAAAATCACTTCGTGCTTGATTTGCGATACCTTCAAATCCTTCATAAGGATTTTCAAATGAATTTTTTCCATGTTCTAAAAGGAACTGTAATATACTTTGTTGTTCAGGAGATAGGTTTTCTAGCTGTTGAATATCTCCATTACCACCTAACTTACTCAATAAACTTAAAAAAGCACCACCTGCACCACCTATTCCAGCGCCAAGAGCAGTTCCAGCAGGGTTTGCTGAGAAACTTCCTATTCCTGCACCAGCAGCTGCTCCTCCTGCTGCACCTTGTAATGCGTCTTTTAAGGCGTCTAACCAATTACTTGCCATATTATCTCCTATTAATTTATGTACTATCTAGAACATACAATATTCAAGTGTTACTTGCGAATCAGTGAAAGTTATTCCTGAAGCATTATTTATTATAACCTGTGTTGCGGTAACACTCACCTGTATATTATTTCCAGAGGCATCTGCATATGGTAGAGGATATCCTACTAATGTAGTGGTATTAGTTGCAGCACCAGAAATAAACATCCACTTAAAAGTATTAGTTACTGGAACACCATGATTGATAGCAGTAACACCAGTACCAAGTGGTCCAGTATTTACTGTCATTATATATCCAGGCCGCAATTCAAGTGGTCGGTTTGAAGTAGGGTTGAAGAATAACTTACCACTTACAAATTCTTCATTTATATAGTATCCAGTAGCTTTTGTATTCAGTACAATCGCAATGTTATTAACATTCTGATACAAACGAACCAATAGTTCCTTAAAGTCTGGACTATTAACATCAACTTCATAAAGACGAGCAATTTCCCATACATTAGTAGTTGGAACATATGATCCAGTATTAACTTGCTGATTTGGCACGTATGACATTGTATATCCTTATTGAAAACGATAACTTGTAGGAGTACTATATATGCACATTGCATGCAGGGCAAAATCACATTCCATAATAGCAACATTTCTCATTTGAGTGTCATTAAGTATTAACTGAAATTGTACCACTTCACCATTGGCTTGGAAGTACACAGGATGCCATATACGTGTTGTATCAGATTCAAATGGTATATCGGGATAGGCATATGTATCAAGATTTCCCGTCCCAAGTAATACACCATTAGCCTGACTTTCCTGTAATAATGGTACAACTGAGGTAGATGTAAAGAAGTTGACCTGAATTTGTCCTGATGCGGTAGTATCAACCATAAAGTCTATTTTTGAAATGGCAGCATTTCTACCATCTTTAGCATAGAAATTATATTCCTTCGTTGTGATAGCTATTTGACTTACTCGCGCTATTAAACCACCACCGATGTAAGTTCCTGTAACTGGGGTAATTGCCGGTACCACTATTACAAATGTGTTGATATCAATTACATTAAGTACTTGGAATATCTGATTATTTAAACCATTTGATGCATCTGACCATGTAGCACCCTGAATAAAAATATACTCGCCATAATTTAAATTATGTTCAGTCACTGTTAATGTAGTTGAACCTGCACTTGAAACAGCATTCGTAATTTGTAATACTGGAGCGTTTGTAGGTTCATCAGCATCGCAGATAAATGTATATCCTTGTTGATTACCTGCCACAACCTGTCTAAATCGTGCTTGAACCGCACCACTATCCCATGTAACTGTATCATCCCATGTTACTGTATTAGAATCCCATGTTACACCAACAATTGGTTGGAAGTATCCAAAGCATGTAATAGTATCATTATTCAGTGCCCATGTACCGGTAACATAATTAAAAATTAGAACCCGGTTAGGATAGGGAATATTAGCATCAGCCTCAGTATCAGGAAAACTCCAATAAACCATTTCAACATAATAATCTCTAATTCCATAGACTCTCTCTACTCCTTGACCATTATTATGAATTTCAAACACACTATCAGGTATCTTTTCATCAATACGTTCAACATTGCTTCCATTACATGCATGAATACCAACATTACCTATTCCAATAGCAACCTTATCAAAAGGTACAATAGAAAAGGTTGATTCTGCACCTAACTCAGTATTAATTTGTTGCCATGTAAATGGATATGCCTGATTTCCTTGATATACCACTTCCCATGTTGATCGTTCAAAGAATACAATGAGACGATCTTTGATAAACTCTACAGTAATAATTGCTTCTGTTGTTGAAGCATCAATAGCATTCCCTAGTCCTGGAATATCTTGACGCCATGCCGTGGAAGCCAAAGGAGATCCTACTTGTGAATAACGACATCTATTGCTGTAATTAGTTCCGGGTAGAGAATTAGCAGGTCCTTCCCATGTATTGAATACAAGTAATCTGTTTTTAAAGGGAACAATGATGCGACAAGAATTAAGAAAATTAGGAGTTGCATCTATTTGTGGATTAAATACGTTCCATTGCGTTCCGTCATAGTAACGCATAAAGTTTGTTTCATTTTCATTGAAATTTGTTACAAAGAATATCTTTGCAGAAGCATCTGCACCTAACCATGTATCTCCCCAGAAGAACTGAGAATTACTGCCGGTCCATATAGAAGCACCTGCTGCGATTCTATTCCAACCACCCATTATATATGTATATGCATACCGTGTATCGAATGCTATAACATATTCATCATTGATACTTACCTGTTCATACGTGAGTAATCCCATAACAGGAAAACTGGGATAAAAATAAACTACTGTTGCATCAGGTAAAGCAACACCATTAATGACAAAGTTAGAAGTTGCAAGATCATACGTTGCAGTTGCACTGGAATTATCAGTACGAAGCATCTGTTGTGGACCGGTAGTGGAGTTATATACCGTAAATATTATAGTACCAATGCTGAATGATTGACCAATATTTGTGGGCATTCCAGCATCGACCAATATAGTTGCGACATTACCTGAAAATGTCCCACTAGTTATGGTGCCAATATTAATTTTTAAACGAGATGCTAGGGGATTGTTTCCAATCCATCGTGAACCAAAACGTTTTCTTACACGTCCTCTAAATACATAAGCATTATTTAATTGTGAGAATGCTTCATCAGGGATCAACCAAGGTTTAAGGTTTGTTTGCAGGCCACTATTCTCTGCCATAGGCGCAATTAAAAAACGATCCATATTACATCCCTATTGCTAAATAAGAGATTGTTAATCCAGAAGGTGGAGCGACTATACCAAACTGAGCAAAAGTAACATTAGGAAATGTAAGTGTTTTAATACCAATAATATTATTATAATTAGCAGCCGGATTTGTTGTTGCAGGAAATACTGCGAATACATTAGTAAAGTTTGGTGAACCTGCGACATCAGTATTAAGGTTAATAGTAAGGGTCGAAAGACTTGCCATGCTTATGCCTGAATGCCATTTCATCAAAATACCTGAAGGTAATCGACACCATCCAGGGTTTGCCCATCCCGCTGAAGTAAATTCTACAATCTGAGCTGCAGTAGGTGCAGTTGAACCTGATTGATGTGCAAATACTAGTTCAGGTTGATTAGTTATAGTAGAAATCTGAGAATAAAGTTGAACTATTCCTGCGAGTAAACTTGGTGCAGAACCTTGTGTAGGAAAAGAGACAATATTATGCATACCAGCATTTGTAGTATTATAGGGAACATGATTCACTGCAAAAGCTGAATCAATAGAAACAAAATTACTATTAATTGGTACTTGAGTTTGGCCTAATGTCTGACCTGCTAATGGAACATTAATGAGTGTCATACTATCTCCTTAAATATATTAATACGGCCATCCAGAACCTCCAAACCACCCTCCTATACCAAATCTCTTACCTTGTGTGTAGATAGTCTCAGTTCTTTCATTTGCCTGTTGTGTAAGGGTAGTTCTCAGAACTAAACGTTCTTGTTGTTTGAATTCAGGCATAATTTGTTGGACCGAATCTAAATCCATACGATCTTCAAATATCTTTTTAGCGGCACCATATGCTATGTACTGCCACCATTGTGATATTTGTGGTATATCAGTTTGATTTATTAATTGCGTTGGTCTTACGTCAACCTCGATCTGGATAGAATATGTTTTGTCAGGTACCGGTCGTATAGTGAATTCATTATCATAATACAACATAGCAATTGGTTTACCTGGTTGATAAAGGATTGCCTCAAAGTAGATAGGTGCCATCACTTGAGTGATATTGGGAAAGGTCACTACATACTGGCCTGTTTGGTAGTTAATGTAGTTGTTGGGATTCTGTGTTGTATCATATGGCGGAACGAGTGGCACATTTGCTTGTGTAAGATTACCTATCGTATTACTAATGGGAACATCCACCATAATCATTGATGTCCCATTAGTATCCAAACAGTTAAAGTTTACACTGCTCTGAAGTATAAACGGATATGGTACACCAGGAACTGAACTATACGGTTGAACAGGTGCTACGGAAGTAGGCACATATCCGGTAAATGGTCCTGATGAATTGTTACCAAATAAAAGCGTCTGTTCGATCGTATTTGTCTGTGGCCACATGCCATAGAATTGATCACGCCATTGAGTATAATAGCACTGAATACCAGCCATAAATAAAGGTGGATGTACGGCTACATATTTGTTTTGAAAGTTATATAAAGGATCAGTAGTGACCGTTGTATTAGTACTATAAACATCCACTCCTGGTTGCGTATAAAATGTGAGTGTTGTCCTCAAAGAGAACAATCTCAAATGTTCAGGAAAATCATACAAAATAAATGTATTGATATAGTTGTTCAATTGATCATCACTCAACTGCGATATTGATGGACTGCGTGTCAATCGACGAACTTTTGTCTGAATATTTTGTAAGGTAGAATAACTAGAATCTGGAGTTATAGCCATTACTCATCCTTTCTTAAACGTAAGGAAAAGGGTTCAAAACATTTTGCGTAGCCTCAGTCAATATATTATTTACTTCACCTACCGGTACCACTTGTGCCGGTGTTCCAAAATTACCTGGTTGATATGGAGGAACTACAAATGCATCAAAATTAAGAGTATTAATAGTGATTGTAAATTGCGTATCATTAATTACTGTCACTACACCTTCTAACTCATTTGCTTGTACCATACCAAATCCATTAGGGATATAAATACGCGCAATTAATCCTGTAGAATATTGATGATTACCAGGATTAACTCCATCAAATGTAGTTGTTACCAACGCATTTTCAGCCTGTGTAATGGAAAGTATATTCCTCATCGCACGTTGAAACATTGGATATGGTACCGCATAGTAATTTGGTGTATTTATTGGCATATATTATCCCTATGGTGCAACAGTTACTTCTATTAAATTAGCAGGATACATATCAATATCATCATCCATGTATTCAAGTGATTGAAATGCATAGCGATGTATCTTTTTTGATGCTTGCATTGATAGTAGTGTATTAAGTCTTCCATCAGGATTAATTGCTGTTGATACTCCTGCGTCAGCACCAGGAAGTTGTTGGTACTGTTTATAGTAACAACCATTGTTCAAATGACGTGCAACACCCCGAGGCAATGTGTATCGTTCACCATCAAACAATTCATATACTTCAATAGGTCCATCATAAAACTTATAACTGAACGCAAGTTTTCCGCGACTACCACCTTTGGCTGGATCTTCATTATTCTTGAATATACCTGTTACTAATTCTTCATCTCGAGCACGTCTTTTTTGTATTTGTCTCGCTAATTCTTCTTTAGTCATTTTCTTCAGTGATGTTGCGGGAGATTTAGAATCGATACGACCTGATTTTACTTCTGGTTTGTTCATAATTTTCCTTTTTATTAATTAATAAGAGGGAAGAGTATTAGGCAACTCTTCCCAATCAATTTACATGTTGTTTACGCTAAATGATTTACCAGCAACCCAGTAAATAACATCAGCATCACTTCCCGCTGGAGAGTTAACTCCCGCTTGAAGTAAAAGACCAAAGTATCCTATGTTATTGGTAGCATCACCGAGAATATTCTGTCCATATTGGAGTGCAACTGAAGTCCATTCGCCCACTGGAACAACTTGTGCTGGAGTAAATCCAGGTGCCGTTGTGAGAGGGAATACAAATGGAGAGAATCCACTGGTATTAACATTAACCGTAATAGTATTCGTGAAACCATTAACATCCGCTTGATCAATTGCAACAATTGCAGCTTCAATGCCATTGAGTTGTGTCATACCATATGCAGTAGCAGTAACCGTAGGAATAATAAATCTTACTGATTGTCCCACTGTAAACGCATGATCTACTGATAAAGTCACAATAGCTTGTTGCGCTTGTGAAATATTGGTGATGTAACGTATAGGTGGATAAAAGTAAGGGTTATACGGTATTACTCGGAATGTACCTGCACCTGGATTAGCACTCACAATTGGTTGCATATACGCAAGATCAAAACTCGATCCTGCAGAAATATTGTTAATAGAGAAATCCAAGCCACCTAGTTGTTGTGCACCAACAGTATTGAAAATACGCACAATTCCACCATTGATTAATGATGAAGTATTAACAGTATTAACTACCGGAGGTGTACCACTAGTAATACCCGTGAGGGATAGTGATGGACCTGGCAAATTAACAGTACTGTTCACAAAATAGAACCCAGAGTTAGCAGCAATCTGTGATATAGCAAGAGCATTTGTCGTTGCAGTTTTGGTATATTGTGTACCTTGACCTTGCGGCATTCCCAATTGCCAATAAAATTGAACGCCCTGGCCTGCACCAGCAGCATATTGCTGTGTGGTATTATAAACCCACATAAAATCAACACCTGATGGTAGTTGAATGGTTGCCGCTGCACCTGTAGAGGTAAAACGACCTTGATTAGTTCCTGAAAAAACTTCTCCCATCGTATTCTCCTTAACTTAACGTACAACGTGCATTGATTATCCATAGATCATTGAGAATACGTGACACTTCAGCAAACGTGTAACCCACTGTTGCGTTTTGGAAAAGTGGATCATTTAGTGCTGCTGGTCTATACAAAAAGCGTGCTGAAAAATTATCCTGATACACGCATGCTAATGCTTCCATACCTTGAATAAACACGTTATAAACGTTATTACCCAACATTGATGCATTTGGCGATATAGATCCCACTGATGATAACATAAAGCGAACGTTGTTCACTGCACCCCACTCACTTTGAAGCACATCATTAGCATTCGGGTAGTTCCACTTAGCAATAAATCCATTCAAACTATCTAAGTCTTTAGATAAATTTGTATGACCTAATGCTAGGTATGCATCACGCACAGGACCGGTCCCGAACTTATCCATACCCTCCTGTTTACCCAGGATCATCCAGGCATCGTTTGACAGTAGATTAGATGTAACATCTGAAATATCTGACAAACTAAGATTAGTTGGAAGATCTCCATTGGTACCACCAGTGCAGTTATAGATCGAAGCTGTTGCTGCCAACATATCTCTCGTCAGCTGATCTTCGGTCATACGCATCGATAGTCCCAATAGTTGGGCAGTTTCATTGAGAACCGTTCTGTTACTTTTATGACCTATTGCTAGGCGGGGAAGCTCTTCGGCATTCCCTCACGAGGTTTCCTCTCGTGTTCAGACTGTCGCATACCTTTGCAGGTCTTTCTCACTCAGTCGTTCAGCGTAGACTTTTTCATATCGTTCGTTTATACTTATATAGTTATAATCGTTCGATAGAGTAAAGGATTTATCATGGCCAAAGTAGTTATCTTTAATAAAGATCAAACCGTTACACAAATCGCGTATCTTGCGGGCATAGTTGATGGAGAAGGTTGCTTTTATCTTGGCCAAGTTAAACAAGGCAAGTATGGAAGCGGTTTTCAATTTCATTCTATGCTTAAAGTTACGAGTTGCGATGAAGTACTGATATTGTGGCTTGAGAATGTTTTCGGTGGACAAAAAGATTCCCGATATAGATGGACCAGCAAACAAGCGTTTACTAGACCTATATACAACTGGCAAGCAACTGGTGAGATGCTTGATTATATATGCCCACTTATTCTTCCCTATCTCATTATTAAAGATTACCAATGCAAGGTTATGATGCGTTACAGATTGACCAGCAAGAACATCGGAAGCAAAAGACTGCCCGAAGACATTATTGCTAAACGTCTTGAACTGATTACTGAAATGCGAAATCTTAACTCTCGTTGGCATAATCATCCTTTAAAAAATCCTTCGCCCTTGTCGCCTTAGCATATGCCGTAGGTTTCCAAGTCAATCAGAGAAAGTTTATAGACCCCATTCATTTTAGGGTCTTGGTTTTGAAGCGTTACTTGGTTATTAATGGCTATATAAAGGCCATAAAAACTCATCGTAGCATCAATATCTACGCGGTATATTGGAGTCGCTGGAGGAGTTGCACCACTTGGTCCCAATGGGACTGGAGCAGTAGGCAATCTATCGTAGCGAGCCATACGTAGAGTTCTTCCACCTTTGCTCGGTAAACGTTTTGATAGTGCACCTAGCTTATGAATAAGATTAGGTGTACGTACCGATAAAAGTACATCATCAAACGTTTGTTGAACGGGCGCCGGCAGAGATGTGGTAGTAGTTATCATACACACACTCCTAAAAAATAAACGAACATAGTTTTGTTTACACTATGAGTTGGACGAATACTCATTGCGTCCTGGAGTGGCGAGTTCCCATGCGCCGATAAGAAAAGTAAAAGATACGTTGGCTGACGAGGCCTGAATGCGTCATGTAGTTAACGAGACTACGTTGCGTTAACTGATAGTATAGTAAAATTTAATGGTAAAATACAAGAGATGTGCTGATTGTAATTTCAAATCAAGAATAGCAATTTACAAGGAAAGAGGTCCGGGGAAAAAAGGAACCCAGACCTCCGTGTGATGTATTAATGGAAAATAAGAACCATTAACGCACGTATGTTCTATTGTTGGAATTGATCTGCATATTGAGAAGATTGACGAATAATATCAGCAGCTTGTTTTTCAGATAAAATACGTCTTCCTATATTGCTCACTTCACCCAATGGTGATTCACTCACTTGGGGTGCTACGTTAGAAGCAGAACGAGGTTTTGATTGATTTTGTGCTACTCTTCTATCAATATCTTCATAATTATTATCATTATTATTATTAGTAGCAATGCCACTATTTTTAATCAATTCATACGCTGTATAACCTTTATCATACAGATCAGGATTTGAAAGAATAGTTCTATAAAGTGCAGGTTTTTGTTGCTGTAATTTTCTTAAATTATCATTATTAACCACACTATCAAAGTCACTAAACTGACCTTTAAGTCTCATCTCTGCATTGGTTTCATTGTATTCTGAGAATCTTTTTTCATTATTCTCAAGTTTTTTCTCAAGTTTCTTAATATATTTCTTGAGATGTTTACCCTCAACATACGTATCATCACTGATACCAAGATCATCTTCATCTTCAATCTGTATCTTTGTTGTTTGTTGTTGATTCATATTCTGTTGAATATATCGTTCATACTCAGCAGCTCTACGCTCTGCTGCTTCAGCACGTTCTCTTAAGTTCTGTGTGTTTCTATCACGTTTAGATTCTTGAGTAGTTTCTTGTGATTGCTCAACCACTTGTTCTTGTTGTGGTTGTGTATCATTATTTAGTTCGTCAAACATACATTCTCCTCCTTATTGATTCTGATAACGGCATCTATCTTCTCACCATTTTCTTTTTTAACCCATCTCAACAATTCACCGTTCTCCATGAGAATAACAAACTGTGCTAATTGAGCAGTTTCTTTATCGTTCAAACACTGCGCCTGATTGCGTAATATATGATAGTACAAGATAGCATCAGGTATAACCCATAAAAATTCAAGATCACCTGTTGTATGCTTATATTTCCATACTGATTGTTTATACACAGGTGTGGGACATGACTTGCGTGCCAGGTAGGTAAGTTTAGGTTGCCTGAGGACACGATCGTTTGTAGTAAGTAGTACAATATAAAAGTCTTTACCACGATAACCATCGGCATCTTTGGCACTGTTTGCTGTATTACGAAGATATACTATAATCTCTGGTTCCATTGCACGACGATAATCAATAATATCCGATTCAAGATCTAATGCCTTAGCATCATGTTCGAGGATCACTTGTCCAGCTAATTTTTTCTTTACTTCCACACTACTCCTGAAAAAGTAATTTGTTGCACAGGTGATAAAAATGAATATCGCAACAAAAAACATTAAAATAATTCTTTTATCGATAAAATCATTTTCTACTTTATGTTGCAATCATAGTAAAAAACGAAAACAATATCAAAACAGTGTTGCTTAGATATGATTATTCTTTACCGTTTGTATAATATATGTTATTATTTTAACAAGTAATTACACAACAGAATTTTTCATAAGGAGTTGGGAATGTTTTAACCACAACATTTTTTTAGTGTTCGTTTAATATTAGTTTTACAGTATAGGGATTTTTATGAAGAAGATTTTAGGTCTATTATTAGTTACATCGTCTATTTTTTCAATGCAATTACAACTCACCGATAAGCGTCATAATTTTCAAGAGAAGTTATATAGGCAAGACATTCTGAAACATGCTGATATACAGAAGGTATCAACATCAGTATTTGTTCCGCATGCATTAGGATCAGCTCAACTTTATCATGGTCCAAAAGGCTTCTATGTGCACCATGATAATAAAATGAAGCGTATTCAGAAGTGTTTTACTGATCCAGTCATTCGCAATATTACATCACAACAAGCAAATGACTTTCATACAGTTGGACATTTTCATCTTACTCAAATGAATGATGGTGAATATTCACTCAAAGCTAAACCACGTCTCATTGGTGGTGGTGCGGGTGGCGCAACGGTGGGATTCTATGTAGGTAAATTTGCAACATATTTTGTGTGTCATGGTGCAATTATCGTAGTTTCTGCTCTTACTGGGCCAGCTGCTGGTGCTACTTTTGCAGGTTTAGAAGCATGTTTTGCACCACATATAGAATTAGCAAGCCAAGCAACGTCTCTTGCTGGTGGAATAATTGGTGCCGTGGCAACTGGTCCTGTATGATCCACTTAAGGATTAATCCAATATGGTACTATTATATGCATTACATGTTTGGATCAAATGATCATATATATATTCTAGCTATAATGGTATCAATCACAGCACTTTTCATGTTATTTTTTCTTATATGGATAGGTTACTTTAAAAAATAGATAGTCTATAAAGCAATATCCCCCTACTTAGTTAGGGGGATATCAGTAGAGTAGTTGTTCAAGGAGTTGGTTCAAACAACAATCATTTATCAAATCTAAGGACGAATTCTATTCTTATGTTGGGCTCGTGCAACCCTTATCTTAAAGAGTCTAAGCTTTTCATCTTGAGCCAGTTCTTCTTTGGTCTTTTGTGGAATGTCTTGTGATGGTTCAACAGTAGTATTAACTGATTGATTAACATTTAATTCATCAAACATACATTCTCCTATTATTAAGGGCAATCATGACCATGTCCGCATTTAGCGCATTTTTTCATATTACCTTTTTTATCTTTCTTGTCCATTTTTTTTTCTTTTTTTTCCATCTTCTTCATACTATTCCTTTAACGAATCATAACATGTTCACGTTCTTGTTTCTTCTTTTTTAACCCGGGATATTTTCTATATACCTTTTCCCTGATACCTTCTGGATTCTCAGCAAAGTGAGCTCTAGCTAATGCATTTCGAGCCCTAGCCATGGTATTGATAGGGAAACTATATTTAGATGAACCACCAGCTGCCCCGGCAAAGTCTTTAGGACTGACAGTCTTATACTTGCCAGCATTTGATGATCCTTTTTTGCTTCGCATCTCTTCTTCTTTACCTCGAGATACTTTAACACCTTTAGCAACTGTTACGTCTTTTTTAGCCATAATGATCCTTAATTAACCATGATTTTCAACCAATTCGTGACATTTTGTCACGGACTGAATTTTACTGTGCAGTTGAAGAATCACGGAACCATTCCTGTTTCTTTTCCTGAGATATATGGCGTTGATTCTGTTGTTGTTTATCTTTAGGTACTTTAAGTATCTTATACGCCAATTTAGCGCATTCATCGTTAGGGCGTGGTGCTCCTGGCATATCAGCTCCTAGTATTTGTTTGGACTGATGATCTTACGCATATCAGAGTTATCTTTACTCATCTGCTTTTGTGCGCCTTCAAATAGATCTTCACCCAACATAGACATAGGACTCATTGGTGTTTCAGGCCAGTACTTATCCATAACATGACGAGGCATATTAGCAGGTGCAGACATATCTTCGCTGAAATCCATGCCATAATCTCTCCGACTAATTCTATTGCCGTCACGTGTAACATCGCGCATCATTTCTTTTGAGTGATGACGTTTTTTTGCCATATCGGCTCCTTCGTTAGAAACTGCGGTCTGGTGTACTACATCGCACCATATAACCGCAAGGTTGCCCTCTTTCTATGCCGGCCCAGAACTATTCTGTGTCGGTTGAGGATTATTGGTAATAGTAGGATTATTTACTTTATCTTCTTTTACTTGTTCTTGTGCTTTAAGCATCTGTTGAATAGATACTATCTGTTGTAGATGGGTAATGTCTATATTCTCTATTTCTTTCATCGCTCTGACAAAGTTAAGGAGTGCCATGTTATCATCAGCAACTGCTTTAGCACGACGTTCAACACCAAGCGCCTTATTCTCATCAACACGACTCACACGTTCAAGGCCAAGTCCTTCATCAGATATAGCACGTGATTGAGCCAATTGAATGCGTGACTGAGCTTCTTGCATCTGCATTTGAAGTTGTTGTTGTTGAATTTGCTGTGCCTGTTGTTTTTCTTGTTCCATTTGTTGCAATATCTTGTCTTTGTTCTGAATAGTTGCTGTCTCAAGCAATGCTGAATCGGGTATTTGAATACCCATCTCTCTCAATTGTACAAGTTGCGCAAACTGCATTTGACGTTGTGATTCTGTATTGAATCCTTCTTCAATCATACAATGATACTCACCAAATGCCTTATTATAGAATAATGGTGCAGGTTCTTCCCCTTCAAGGAACTTCTTAATCTTTCCTGGGGTATAATTATTCTGTACCATCTTCATTATCAGATTACCAAGCCAGTTCTGTGAATCATTAAGTTTATCAAATATAGGTTGCAACGTAGTAAGTCCAGCTCCTTGCCGTAGTGCAGATAATATACCTGCTTTATCATCAAGTGCTGAACCCATAAGCTCTTCATTAATACCAGATACTAAGTTCATCTCTTTAGAGAATGTATCTTGTAAGTTAAAGAAGTATTGGGGGATGTTCGGTGGTGATATCTGTTGTATGTCAGTCATTTGTGCATCCTCCTTTAAGGGAATCACACGTCCTTGACCTGTTTGAAAGAGATGTTTAACATCTATTACAGAATTTTCTTTAAATATCCAACCACTATTAACAACTGATTCAGCGGCATCTGCAGAGAGTATTACACGTCTATTGAATAATATTTGGGGATCTCTGAGAGAACGGCATATCCCTTGTATACGGCTATAAAAGTATGGCATCATGGGATTATAATAACCCAGCACAGGAACAAAAGGATATATATCGATACCATAGGGATTAGGACCATCATAAAATACTTTATCTTGTATCAATATAGCCATACGAACAGTAGGAATAGTCTGTTCCTTATACATTATTTGAGGATATTGCTTGAGAAATGCTTTAATTTCTTCCGCAGTTTCGCTAAGTATCTCAACTTTTTCACCAGTATTTCTGTCGTAAAGTAACTTTTGTTTCCTATAGTCACGATAGTAATACTCATCATAAGAAAGTCTGTTCTGTTGAGTCATGCCATAACTTTCTGGCATGTATTGGAAACGACCATCTCTTCCAGTACCAGTGGGATTACCGGGAAGCGCCATAATCTCTTCGTAGCGGTCTGGCATTAAATTAGCTGCTGCAGTGTGGGATAAATAGGATCTCCTCCACACAAAGGAACAATCAGAGAGATCTGGCTTACGGAAATAGGGATCAATGAAAAAGGTATTATACGCACAGTTATCAACTTTTATATCACCTGATACCCAATCTTTACTATAGTCCATATAGACATGAAGCAAGTTCATTCCACTAATACATGCACCTTGATGGAACGCATCGGATATAGTCGCGTATACACCTTCACGTTTGTATATACTCAAGAGAATCTTAGTCCATTGATCAGCAGTGGCATTGTCACCATTCTCTAAGGGAGCGACAATGGTAGATTTTCTATTACGCCGTTGATGGCCGGATACCATGTTACACAGTGGCCTAACACGATTAAAAAACCATGAACCACCATTGTTATTAGGCAGCGTGGTATTGAGTTCTGCCATAAGTGATGTATCACCTGATTCAAGACGTGTATCAATAGCAGCTTCAGTCCAATATATCTGCCAAATAGACTGATTAGCATCATAATCAGAGTCTATTTTCTTTTTAATAGCATCATAACCATTAGAAAGTGAATCAATTGAATCCGTTTGCCTCATTAACATATTTTTTACCTCTTACTAAAACTCCTGGTGGGTCTAGACCCACTATTTTTATCAGAGTCTAGAAAGAAGTCTATTATGTTTTGTTACCAATAACCAATACTTCTTAATCATATAGGAAAATGTACTGTTCCATAATATCTTCGAAATCGCTGAATTCATTATCATAACGATGTGTATTGAATTCTATCTTACATTCTTGTGTTTTTCTATTAAACCGCATAAAGAAAATACACTCATAAGTTTCTGGATCGAACGATATAATATCGTGTATCTCAAACCCTTCGAAGGTTTCTTTAGCATAGTTTGATAACTGATCATTGCTCACCATTATCAATTCAATTATCTCTTCATCACAATCAATTGGATCATTTCTAAATACGTGAACAAGTGAGTGTGGAAGAATACTACTTGTTATTAATAACATTGAAAGAATAAATTTTTTCATTACCTACCTATTTCTATCATAACGAGGATCATTGTGAAATACATGGGGCAAGTGACTATCACCACTACCATACATCGCTTGAGCTTTTAATCTATCAAATTCTTGGCCAGACATTCCTTTTTTAGTCTTATGTAGTGCTACGCAGAGATATCTGAGTGCATCCGCATAATGGTTTGCCCATGACTTGACTGGTTTTGGTAGATACATCTGCTTCGTCTCATCCCATTCCTTGCGATAGTTCTCAAGAGCATCAATAAGTGATCGACACTTTTCAGCATCTATCCAGAACTTGTTGAAGTGTGTCCATACCGTCTCTATACCATCAATAACCCCAATCTGATCAACAAGAGTAAATGTTATGCCTAACTGTCGTGCTTTCTCATATCGTGTCACTGCGCCACCTCCCCATTCGCGTACCTTGATATCGTGAGGTGCAAAGTGCTTAGCATATGTATACGGACGTTCTTGGAGTATCTTAACATAGTGATCTAAGCCAAGATTATTATTCGAGTAGCAATCCATGATACGAATAACACTGCCATCACCAACAACGTTAAAAAAGATAATCGTAGTAGCATCGTTAACTCCTATATCCCATACCGTATATGTTAATAACCCTGGTTCCCATGGTACATGTCCTATCTGTCCACGCAATTTAAGTGCATCCAAATGAGCACCATAAAAGCTTCCTGATATACCGCGATCAAACGAACATTCATACTCTTGGAGGAAAGTCCCTTCATCCATCTGAGAGCGTTCTTGTGCTAATACTTCAGTAGGTATATGCCCTATCTCTGATGCCTTATGATTGAATATAGTCCACTCAGGTAACTCTTGAGCAATCTTCCATAGTGAGAAGAAGTGATTCTTACCACGAGGTGTACCAAGGATCGCACACCATCCTCCATTTGCTGCGAGAATAGGGCGTATGAATGAGAATATGTCTGGTGGCATTAATGCATACTCAGATAATATAACAGCGTAAGGATTGGTTCCTACAAGGGAAGAATCGTATGTATCACCACCGATGATCTGCAATATAGATCCATTCTTGAAGCGTACTTTCATATCAGCCTGGTTGATTGAATCAACAATCATCTCAGGAAGGTAATCCAGGAATCGTGTACCATCAATTGCAATAGCATCCCACAGAGCTTTACGTCCTTGTCCATAGGTAGGCAGTACGTAGAATACTAGACATACTCTCTTAATGCATTGGCGAATGGCAAGATTCCAAAAGAGGATATCTTTACCTGCTCGGCGTGATGCTATGTAAAGAATCCGCTTAGATTTCTTCTCTTCAATGGTGTCCCAAATTTCTTCTTGGTACCACCGCAGTGAGAAACGATCCAGCGCCACTTGTACTTCTACATTCATTTATTCACATACCTCAGTAACACCAATCACACAACGCTTACACTGCTGTCCCGTCTCAGACTCCGTACAATCTTTACACTTCATATCTTTCATATCACAAAGCGTTAATAATTCTATGTGGAAGAAGTCTTTGTACTTTTCATTAACTGATTGCAGCATTGAACGAAGTTCGTTAACAAGTTGTAGCTCTAAATGATCATTCATTGAACTTCCTTATTAGATTTTTTATTCCCTAACGCTTCCATTATAGGTTCGCTACACAACACACCTGAAAGTGTCTTAACTTCTTTCTCAGATGATTCTAGACGCTCTTTAAGACTCTTAACTTCTTGCTCAAGACTAGCTGTATTCTCTTCAAGGTCCCGTATTTTTATACTTTCAGACAGATCCTTCCAAACTTCAGAATGATCACCTTTACAGGTAGTATGTTTTTCAAGCAATAAGTCTCTTTCCAATTCAGCAATCTTCTGTTCAAGTTCTGTAACCTGATAATTGTTTATTGCTTTGAGTTCTTGAATTTGGTTTAATAGTTGAATTTCTAATTCATCTTTTTTTTGTAACTTATTAGCGCATGCGAGAGATTCAGATTGTTTAATCATTGCTGTATTCCTCACAGTTTCTTTCAGCTCAAGGATTTCATTCATGAGCTTACTTACATGGTGTGTAGGATAATCTTTGCATTTAGAACACTCACCATCGCTCAGCATCCATATCAACACTATCCAAAAAAGGGAACATAGAAGCACAGTAGTTATCACCATTATTTATCCTTAACCTCTTCCAACATCTCTTCCTTACTCACAATTCTCGGCTTAGAATCATTGATCACAAATGTATGTGACTGCTTCGCCTCCTCGGTCCTCATATCAGAGTGATACTTATTAACCGCATGCCATTCAGGGTCTAACACATGCATATCTTTATACGCATAAGCACCATCAAGTTTCTTGTTCATACTCCCCACTCTCCGATGGCAGGCTACCACAAGCTTGGCATTGTTATACGCTTCTTTAATTTCTGGGTACTTCTCAATCCATTCCTTCAATGTCATATATGGCAACTTGTATTCTATACAGAATTGCATGATCTCTAATGAGGTCGGTCGTTCACTCCAAACGAGTAAAGTATATATTAACTTTTCACGCCATTCGTCCTTGCCAGCGTACACTCCCATCGATTCTTTATCGACAAAATCCCTCCAATTACGACAATTCGACAATTCATTTGCGTTGCCGCTATACTTTAATGTTTTTTTATTAGTAGTAATTTCTTTTTTAGCCATACCACTATACCTCAGTAATCTTAAACTCCGTTCTTGGCTCTTTATCATACAGTTTTTTTGCTGAAAATGAACAAATCACTCTCTCATTCGCTATTACGATACCTTTTAGAGCATCAAAAAAGAATCTACATAGCTGTTCCATGTAAGGAGCTTGTGTATGATAGCTTAATGGAGCAGGTTTGACTTTGAGTGGTTTGGGAATGGCGAGATAAAATGTTACATCAATATGGATAGGTTTATCAAAAAATGGTTCTTCATTGTGTTGTTGGCTGGTGTATAATCCAAAACAGACCTTATCTTTTGCTTGAGAGTCATATGATCTATCAGCTTTACGCACTACACGTTGCCAGGCTATTGGTGCTACTTTGACACGATATTCTTTGCTTCTCACGACTATTCTCCCTTAGTTTTTGAGATTCAGCTAAATCAATTTCAGTTCTCTCTATTATTCTCCTTAAAAGTCCTTTCATGTATTCAGGTCCATTATACATAGCATAACGTTGTTGGTGTATAGCAAGTTCCGATTGAAGCTTATCAATTTTCGCATCAAACGGAAGCTGCAAAATAGAATCATAGGCTAACGATTCCCCTTTTGTGGGAGTCTTATCCTCTATCTCTTGTTTCAGTCTTTTAATCCTGTTCTTATCGTGCTGAGAGGGTCCATGAATTCCACCATAGGTCTCAGCATGCTTTTCCCATTGAGCAAGTTGTTCTTCCGGTGAACCTGTTGAAACACTACGTGTCACCTGTTGTTTAGGTTTGTGAACGGTAAGAGGCTTAGCATCGCCAGTATTGGTAGTCATACCAGTGATATCACACAAATCGTAATACCATTTCCAGTCAGGTGTGAGTGCATGTTCCTGACAGTAAACGTCAGCAATCTTCAAAAACCATGCCATTCTGTTTTTAACTGGTTTATGGAGCACCCGTTTACCCGCAACAATAGGTGCAGCAACACTAAACGCGTATTCAAGTGCATCTTCAGGATAGGCAATGAGTTTAAATTGCTCTTTTTCATCAAGGGTAAGAAGTGTAGTGATTTTTACGATAGTGGGATGTATGAGATCTGCTCTGATTTTCTCATCACTCATCATGTTTTTTACACGAGGATCATGACGGTTATTACGAATAAGTTGTTTTTGGGTATCATTCATTACTGTTCCTTTTTTAAAAACATTAACATTTTTGAGTTTGTACCTTTCTTTCGCACGCCCGTACGTACGCGTCTTGCTATCTGTACTAAGTACTACATGTTCTTGTACAAGTGTTTTACTAGAAAGACTAAGATTAAAGAGAAGACTCTTATTAGGGGTGACATTTTGGTGATGAAGATTTTTTCCTAATATATAGTTATTAGAAGAATAGGAATTCTCACGATGCTTGGTTACTAACCCATTTTTATGGAACTTATTTGTAGTACGGATAACGGTACGCTCAGAACAACCCACTATCTTAGCTATGTAAGCATTGGAAAGTTTGATCCAGGGCGCACTATGATAATTACTAAATATACGGATAATCTTACGTTCAGTGAGAGTATAATGAACAGGTTGTGAATAATTGGAAGAAAACCTTGTTTGTTTAAGGTTTTTATTTGTTGGGGCTTGATTTATTTTTTCTATATGGTACATTATTAATACTTTTAGGTAATTAGTTATTACATCTCGGGCGAGATTCAAAGCTGTTAACTATTGTAATTTATAAGGACCGGTGCAAACTGGTCCTATATATTTTACTCGTATTATCTACTTGATAAAGATAATACATACTATTCTAACAAAATCTTATTATTTGTCCATATCACAATTATCATTTTTCAGGCAAACTAATAAAACATACTTCTCGTATTCTTTTAAACATATCCTTTAATGCTTTTCTATGTCTCGCTGTGAGGGGTTTTGGTCTACGAATTTTTTTTATAATTCCTTTTTTTAGATTTTCTTTATGAACTGATAAATATTTCTTTTTATGCGTCATCTCATCATTCCTTAATCACACCCAAGATATCACTCTCTTTAACAACAACATGACCATCTTCATGTGCTTGCACTGTACGATCATCAAAATAGACCACATCACCGATTTTAATGGCAGATGATGTATCTGATCCTGTAGAAATTATTGTGCCTATAGGGCGATTTTTGGATGTATCTTCGGAGATTATAATTCCTGATGTTGTTTTATCTATTTCAGTGTTTAGTTTTATAATAACACGAGTACCAAGTGGGCGAAGTTTATCAAACATATTAGTCCTCTTCTTTCTATATGATTCATATTGACACTGTATACACTGTTTAGTTCCACTATTTCTTAATTTACTGCCATTGCATGATGACTTTATTCCACACTCACATAAACATATCCAAAAAGCAGATCCTTCATGAAGTTTTTTAAGATCTCTTTTTATAACAGTCCATTTTCCAAACTTCATTCCTGTTATATCTATAAATCGCTTCATAATTTTCAAGAGTCTTTATTCATTTTCTAATGGTTTAGGACATACTAAATGTAATGTTTGATCTTTTACTCCACCATTCTTTGCTATTAAAATAATAGTAGGTTCAATACAAGATGAAGATGTTTCAGGGAAGATCAATTTTGCATCATATATATGCCAACATTCCCCCTCATAATAACCATTACTTGCATTACGAAATTCAATATCGGTATAGCCTTTTTGAGTCTTAAACGTCCATCCATATGATTTTATAAATCGACCCTGTTCGTCAAGACTTCCATCCTCAAATTTTATTTCTATCCCTATAATCCGTTCTCCAATGATATTCTCCGGATTATTAATAGACTCAAACCAAGAATAAGAACAACAGTCTCCTATTGTTTCATATACCCAAAATCGTCTATCATTTCTTATAAATGCTAGATAAGTATTATCTTCATTACGGTATATAGCCCTGATATATTCACCAAATATCTCTTTCAAACTTACTCCCTATTAATTTTTTAATCTCCGTATTTTTCAATAATTCGTATCTTCATATTCCCATCTTCATCAGAGGTAATCTCTTGTTGCTTTCCATCGGGTAATTTATATATTAATGTAGCTTTAAGGTTATCTGCATAGGGACCATGTTTACTGCAAAGGCTTACACGAGATTCCATACCATAATAGAAAATTCCTGCTGGCTTATCACATTTATCGCACTTAATTACATTGCAATCTTTATCATGAGCTTCTGCGGTCCATGTTTCTACTTCGTCTGGTTTATATGTAGGCATTCTATTTCCTATTCTTTGTCTTGATGTTCAATAGTTAATTCTATTGTAGGTGAAGTGCTTAATTTGCATAGAACCATACCTAAAATAAGACTGTTTAATGTTATAACACCTAAACATATCCAAAGCATTATAATAGCCATCCTATTTCTTCCTATTGTTTTCTAGAACAGTTTTAACACCTTCAAAGGCAGCCGCCTGAAGTTCATCTAAATATTTTATCTTGTTCTCTTTTAATATACAGTCATACAATATTTTCTCATTAGAACACGCTGTAAGCATAGTGTCTAACTCCTTATATTGAGCTTTGGATATGAAACCTTTTGCAATATGCTCTGCTTCGTTTGTACTATCGTCATCATCTTCATCAGTATCAAGTGCGCAGAGTGATAACAGTGCATATCTCTTCATATAAGTATTAGCTGAACCTTTAGCTTGATTACCTGGTTTTTCACTCTCAACAATGCGGCAATCTTCAATAAATTGACCTGTTAGTGTATGAGTTAATCGCGTATAAATATATTCCATTCCATTATCAGTAGGGCGTGAAAAATGTTTCACCCAAATATTATGTGCTTTTAATGAACATTTAATTGCTCTATAAATATCGCCTATTGTAGCGTATTTCTTTTTTGTATGAGTATTATTGCCAGATAGTTTCTTGATTATAAACTTATCTTGAGCAAGCAATATAGATGCTGCAAGTTTAGTAGTATCATCTGACATTGAAGGATTATAGTTCTTGGTTATTATTTCCATACTATTCCTTACTATCTTTTAATCTGCGTTCAAGATCTGCTATTTTTTGTTTGATTTGTCTCATTCTCTCCATAGCTAATGAAGCATTATTAATTTCATCATTATTGAAGAAACAACATTTATGGTGTTCAGATCGATAAAATTCTCGGTTATCGATTAAAAAACTTATAATTCTGTCATGAGTGAATTCTATTTTTCTCTCTATCACATTATAATAAAAAAAAGATCGCCATAGATGAGTAATAAACATGTAAACTAATGAAAAAAATATTAGGTTGACTATGAAATTTATTATTATTGATGTTTCCATTTTATACTTATTTCCTTTAGTGCTTCACGCTAATATTCTTCGCTTCCCATTGATCAACAAAAGCTTTTATCTTTCTTATTGTCTTCATTGAACACACTTCCGGGTTACGTCTAATTCTCATTAGAGTAGGATGAGTGATATCAAGATCACGGATTAAGTCCCTTGCAGATATGAATTCATCCCTGCATATATCATTAAACTTTTTCGTATACTCTGTTGCTGTCATTGTTGTCCTTTTACTTTATCCACACATATTTTTTATAGTGGAATAATTTTTAAATTGTTTATGTAATAATACTACACACCATTATATATAAAGTCAACACTAGTTTAATACAATATTATACTATTGACATATATAGTATATCATATATAGTAATATCAAATAGCTAAGTGAGGTAGGTATTAAAGTAATAGGAAGGGATAGTATGAGCACACGTCTTAAGGATTTAACAGGGATGAAGTTTGGGAAATGGACAGTAATCCAAAAAGATAAAGTTGCTAATGGTGCATGGAAGTGGATATGCAAATGCGATTGTGGATTTGAATCATCAGTATTTGGTTGTAGTTTAAAAGAAGGATCATCAAAACAATGCAGTACATGTTCAAAAACAAATAGGGTGATTGCCAGAGATATATCAAAAAACATTAACACATTGACTCTCAAACAGTTATCCCAAGTGGTACAAGGTAAAATCAATGCGAAAATGCATAATTTTACAACACATAATGATAAATTAAAATATTTATATAAAGAGATAGAAGAGATAGAAAAAGTAATGTATCTCATCGTTGAAGAACTAGAACCAGTTGAATCTTTAATCTATACTCAGAATCCAGCAGTAGAGAGAATATTTGAGTCACTAAAGAGTCTATATGGAAAGGGTAGTAATGGAATTGATAGAGAAGCTCACTAATGAATTAGATGCAGAGATCCAACGTATATGGTCTGAATATGCAGATGCTCATACAAAGTTCGCTGAATGTTGTAAAGATAATATAGGCAAACCCATTGGTGATAAGGCACATGAAGTCAATGAGTTACTAGGAATCATTCAGTCAAAGTTTGGTTTATTATGGCCAGCATACAATTTTATAGCAACACGACATCAATCAGTATCAAATGCAGTGAGTGGCTATACTGAGTTTATTGAAATCATTAAAAAGTCTGGTGGGCAACAGGAAGATCCTAATGGACCTAAAATAATAGAAGGGTAGTATGGAGCATAATAACATCTATCGTTCTGAACAGATCAATGAGATAATGGGTGCTTTATCCAAGGCACAGGGATCATATAAACCTTTGAAGGCAAACCAGGATGCCTCAGGAGGAAATTTTGCCAATCTTCAGGCCATTCTATTAGCCGTACGAGAATCGTTGAGTGTTAATGGATTAGGTTTCTTCCAGTTCATTGAATTATTGGATGAGGGTTCTGGCGCTTCACTACTCAAAAGTACTATTGGCCATGAGTCAGGTCAGTGGATCTCATCATGTGCACGTGTTGTTACTGGTAAAACTGATAAGCAAACAGGTAATACGTATGAAGTCCACAAAAGATTACATGCTCTTATGTTGTTGGGTATCGCTCCTTCTGATAATGATCCTATTGCCTTTGATGATAACGGTGAGATGATGGCAGAGCAAAAACTGATCAGTGATCTGCGTAAACCAGACTCACCAGGTAAAGAAGAAATTGATCATAATAATGTTATTAATAAGCATCAGTATGAAGAATTGCTGATTGAGCTTGATGGTGAAGATAAATTAGCAAAAGATATAATGAAAACATATGATATCAGCACACTTGCTGATCTTCCTACTTCTGAATATCATAGAGCACGCGCTAAAATATTAAAAATAAAAGCAATTGAGAGAGATTATAGGAATCGAAAATAGAAACACTAATCTTATAAGAAGCACACTTTTCATTTCTTATAAGTTCCTCCCATGGTGCAGGTTAGTCCCATGGGAGGTTTTTAATGCATAAAGTGCCTTAACTACAGGCTTTTGTCAATAAAAACCCCCATAGCTATAGGGGAACTATGGGGATCATAGAAAAAAGAGAGAAAGTTTTGCTTGTTACTATATCAATTGGCCACAGAAATAAGAAGTACCACTTCCAGTACTTGGCCCTCCATTAATACCAACAGTTTTAGTACCACCGTAAACATATGTAGCCACTTGAGCCGTATCACCTATATTCATATAAGAAGAAATACTTCCACCTACTTGTAATAGACCAGTAAACCCAATAGTAGTTGTAGCCATAGCACCATATTGTCCGATATATACTCTATTTGCTCTTCCTGCGATTTGCATTAATATGTAACCATAATAATTTGGATTAAGTAATCCATAATAAGCTATCGTGCAATCAAAAGTATATATACCTGCCACTGGCGCAGTAAACAGATTCGTACTTGTATTAAAACCTCCGCCAATATTATATAGTGTCGTATTATAAGGTACAGCTGCAATAATTGTACCATCACCAGTTAAATTAGGAATATCAGTACTATTTGGATATGCAAAGAATGCTACATTACCAGCACCTCCAGTTGTTGACACTGTCAAGGTATTTGTCCCAGGATTACCTACGATATTGATAGTGGTACCATCACCCACCAAATTAATATTTCCAGAAAAACTTGCTACCGCACCCCCAGTATTTGCAGTCAAGGTATTAACACCTGTAGCACCACCAGTTGCTGATATTGTTAATGTACTTGATCCAGGATTACCTACAACTGTTATACCACTTCCCGCTGCAATATTGAGATTTCCTGCTGAAGGTCCAACCGCACCACCACTTGTAGAACCAGTTAATGTTGATATCAGGGTAGTTCCTCCAGATCCAACCGTACCAAGTTGTCCTGTCGATCCAATGAACACTGGTATGCCATCTGTCGTTGCTGGTGTTATACCACGTATTCCAGCAATGAATGCTTTATTAAGTTGCCCAGAACTAGTGCCTGTTGCATAACCAATACGGAGACAATTTGATTCTGATACTAATCCGGCAGAATTTATAAGAACATTACTACTTTCACTTGACGTATATGCAGTACCAGCAGTAGTTCCTATAATAATATTGCTTGCGCCAGTGGTCAATGTTGCTCCGGCACTCTTGCCTACTATAATATTCAATGTTCCTGTAGTCAGTGATGCTCCACCTAATTTACCGAATACTGTATTATTAATACCTGATATAGATGCTTTACCGGCACCATTACCAACAATAGTATTGCCATTACTATCGCTGACATTTAATTGGACAGTATTAGAAGTTCCCGGAGCAGAAAATGATACTGAAGATCCTGAATTAAGCGTTGATAAACCAGTTAATATACTGAGTACACTTCCTGATTCAGTTGCAGTTCCAGAGTCAGTAGGGAATGATGCTGCACCTCCTCCACCACCACCAATTGATGATATAGTGATCGTATTAGTCCCAGGATTGCCCACAACATTTGCAGTCGTTCCATCACCTACAATAAAAATATTACCTCCTGAACTTGAAACGGCTCCTCCACTATTTCCAGTCGCAGTGTTTATGCCACTAGAGCCACCTGTTGATGTAATAGTAAGTGTGCTTGTGCCAGGATTACCTACAACCGTTATACCAGTTCCTGCTGCGATATTGATGTTTCCTGCAGTAGGTGAGACTGCGCCACCACTTGTAGAGCCAGTTAATGTTGATATTAGAGTAGTACCACCAGATCCAATAGTACCAAGTTGACCTGTTGATCCAATAAATACTGGTATTCCATCTGTTGTTGCTGGCGTTACACCACGTATACCACCAATGAATGATTTAGTAACAGGACTCGTTGCTGTTGAATCACCAATACGTAGTACGTTTGATTCGGTTATAACACCGAATGAACCAATGCATATATTATTGCTTTCAGTAGATGTATAGATACTACCTGATCCATTACCGAGAAGAGTATTATTTGATCCAGTCGAAAGAAAAAGACCTGAATTCTTACCCACAAATGTATTATTTGATCCTGACGTAAGAGTATGGCCAGCATTTGTACCTAACGCATTATTATAGGTGCCTGTTATGGAATTATTACCAGCAGCAAGAGCAACCATAGTGTTATTATTAGCATCAGTGACATTCAATTGAACAATATTACTGGAACTCGTAAATAATACGGAAGATCCTGATACAGGTCCAGCCTTTATATGCAACACACCACCAATTGGAAGTGAAGCCATATCATCATCAGTAATAAATTCATCTGCTGCTCCTCCTCCTCCAATTAATGATGCTGTCAATGTATTAGTTAATGCATCACCAGTAATGGTTATACCAACATCATCACCAACAATATGAATAGTACCATTAACTGGTAAAATTGGACCACCATTATTACCCGTTATCGATTCTACTATATAACCAGTATCGGAATTGAGTGTGAGAGTATTGGTACTAGCATTACCATTAAATGTTAACCCATCTATTCCTGAAACAATATTGATATTGGCAGCAGTATTAGGGCCAACAACAATATTATCGCTACCAGTTATAGTATTTATCGATCCTGTACTACTTCCACTCGTTTCCAACTTTGCCCATTTGGCAACTGATCCTGGACCTTCAACTGATCTCGCTAGTGAAACAAGTGCAAATAGATTGTTACTACTTTGATTAAGCCACAGATCACCTAACGAGACATTATTAACATCATATATAGTAGGATCTCTATCAGTAAACGTATAATCAGGTGGTTGAATGGCATTAGTTCCAAGGTATGCCGTACCTTGCTTTCCGCCTAATCTATTACTCATTTTTAGCCTCCAACGTAGTTATGCGTGCATTGAGTTTTTTAATTTCATTTAATAGTAATACTGGTAATATATGGTATTGAACAGTTTCTATTTCACCTTCTTCATTATGTACGACAATGTTAGGGAGTATTTCATACACTTCTTCTGCAATAAGACCGTACTGCTTTCGTTTATCAACATCATTATTGTAGATAAATGTGATAGGGCGTAGATCAAGAATAGATGATGATTCATCATTCATATCTTCAATAGCGTGCTTAAATCGTCTTGATGATGTAGTAGTTCCAAGAACACCACTTGAATTAATAAGTACTGCTATACCAGAAGATGAAGTCGCTCCAGAAACTCCTATTGCTTTAAGTCCACCAGATGGAGCATTAAGCTTTAAAGTAGCAGAAGTAGCAGTGCTTCCAATAGCAACTGTTTTAGCAGCATTTCCTGTACCAATATTTATGGTATTCGCTTTTGCATCTGTTGATATACTCATAGTGCCAGTCCCTGTCGCAAGATAAAAAGGGCCGTTATGTGTATTAGAAAGAAGAGTAATACCATTGCTTCCAGCAGCTAAAGTCAAAGTACCATCGCCAGTTTCACTACCAATTGAAATATTCTGAGCATTAGAATCGGTACCTATATTAATAGAACCCCCATCATCATAACTTCCACCTTGAATAGTAGTCATAGATGCATTAGCACCCTGACTTCCTATGGTAACATTAGTATTATTAGAAACAGCTCCTGACCCTATATTTACCGTACTACCTATATCATCAGTCGCTATTGATACATTGCCACCATTAGCAGTAATACCGGCAAATGTTGTAGTAATAGTATTAGCAGATCCACCAAATGAAAGACCCGTAGTGCCTCCTGCCAATGTAATAGCTGGACCTGATTGTGCACCTCCAGTATCACCAGTGATTGAAGTAATTCCACCACCTCCACCACTACCTACGGTTCCAAGTTGACCATCAGAACCAATATATACGGGAATTCCATCGGCAGTTGCTGGAGTTACACCCAATATACCACCAATGAACGCCGTGGTTACCGGTGCTGTGGATGTTCCATCACCGATACGTAACACATTATTTTCACCAGTAACTCCACCAACATTGTAGCCTATAAGTATATTTCCTTGTTCCCCTGATACATAATTATTAGCAGCACTAGATCCAACTATAACATTCTGTATACCAGTAATTAGTGAAATACCAGAATTTGAACCAACAATGACATTGTTAGATCCTGATGTAAGTGAAGCAGATGATGATAGACCTAATACAGTATTATTTGTACCCGTTATTGAACTATTTCCAGCAAACTCGCCAATAATAGTATTATGATTAGCATCACTAACATTTAATGAAATAGTATTTGATAATCCAGTAAATGATACTGATGATCCCGCAGTCGCATTGGCCACTAAACTAATTGCTGGTCCTGTTTGCATTACAGAATCATCACCAGCAATAGATGTTAAACCTGATCCACCACCAGAACCAACAGTGCCAAGTTGACCATTAGAGCCAATATACACTGGTATTCCATCAGCAGTTGCTGGCGTTATCCCATAGATACCCGCTATAAATGATTGGTTAAGATTGCCGGTAGATGTGCCTGTTGCATTACCAATACGTAATACATTTGATTCAGTTACCGTACCTTTTGTTTGGAAGCCAATGCATATATTAGAACTTTCACTTGTAATATAATTCTGGCCTGTGCTTACTCCTAATAATGTGTTATAACCCCCTGAAGTGACTTGCCATCCTGCTGCATAGCCAAAACCAACATTACCTGTACCTGTTGTTAATGATGGTAATGATTGATATCCAATAGAAGCATTATAGTCACCTGTTATACTGGTACTACCTGCTCCATTACCTATAAAGACGTTATTAAAGGCGTCTGTCACCTTTAATTGAACTGTATCAGAAGAACCACTAAAGGATACAGATGATCCTGCAAGCCGTGATGCGCTTCCCGTTATTATATTAATAACTCCCGCAGATGGTGTTGCTGTTCCTGAGTCAGTAACAAATGAATCGGAGACGGCACTCGTAGTTGCTATCGTTAATGTATTAGCAGTACCTATTACCGTTATACCAGTACCTGCAGTAATATTTATATTACCTGCAGATGGAGATATGGCACCTCCGCTTGTTGATCCGGTAAGTGTTTGTATAAATTCAGAACCACCACCACCTCCAACAGTCCCAAGAACACCACTCGAGTTAATAAATAATGGAACACTGCTTGATGAAGTTACACCAAATACGCCAGTAGCAGTAATCCCACCACTTCCAGAGTTCAATGTTAAACTTGATGTAGTATTAGTACTTCCTACAGCAACTGTTTTTGCACCAGTACCCGTTCCCACATTTACTGTACTTGTTGTAGCATCAGTAGCTAGCGATACTGTACCGCCATTAGCAGTAATACCCACGAATGTCATAGTTATAGTGTTAGCTGATCCGCCAAATGAAGCGCCCGTCGTGCCACCGGTCAATGTAATTGCAGGTCCCGTCTGTGCACCGCCGGTGTTACCAGTAATTGAAGTTATTGCAGAAGTGAGAGCAGTTGTAGCTATTGTGAGAGTATTAGCTGTTCCTATTACCGTTATACCAGTACCTGCAGTAATATTTACATTGCCTGCTAATGGCGATATTGCACCACCACTCGTTGATCCGGTTAAAGTTTGAATAGCTCCAGTCCCTACTAATGATGCGGTAAGCGTATTTCCGCTTCCAACTATAGTTATACCAGTAGCATCACCAACTACATTTATATTACCTGATGATGGTGATATGGCGCCACCGGTATTTCCAGTCAGACTGTCTACTTCGCCAACAACACCAGTTTTAAAGGTGGGCAATGCACCAGCTCCATTTGAAGTTAATACTTGTCCTAATGTTCCTACACTGGCAATAGATTGAATAGGGTTTGTACTGGCAGTTCCACCACAAAGAACTGCATATGATGTATTAGATTGAACAC